TTGTTCAATGAATTCTTATCAAATCTTTAAATTATAAATAAATATATTAGTATAAAAAATCTAATAAAATCAAATGTCCGTTGGTAGCAATTTACAAGAAATGGAAAACGTAGTAACTAAAGGAGCTGCTGCATCTGAACCAATGTCAAAGGCAGGAAGCAATGCTTCCGGTGTTTCTACACCAGGCCAAACTGGCAATTGGGAAGATCTTGGTGGTCCTACTCCAGAAAACTATAAAGTAGACGACAACTCTGCTAAAATCGCAGAACCTAAAATCGCAACTGTCAAAGACATTGTGAATAGAGGTGCTAAACCTGCTGAACCCATGCCTAAGGGTATGAAGGAAGAGGAAGAAGTTGAAGGAGAAGTCGTCGAAGAGGAAGAGACCACTGCATCTGCCGAAGATGTAGTTTCTGAGGAAGAAACTTCTGATGAAGAAGTTGTATCTGAAGAAGAAGTCATCGAAGCAGAATATAACATCGAAGAAGATGTTGAAGCATTGCTTGCCGGTGAAGAACTTTCCGAAGACTTCCAAGAGAAAGCACGTACTATTTTTGAAGCTGCTATCAAGACAAAAGTTGCCGAAGTTCAAGAAGAACTGAAAGCACAATATGAAACAACTCTCGAAGAAGAAGTTACTCTTATTAAAGAAGAACTGACTGATAGAGTTGATGCATACCTTGAGTATGTTGCCTCAGAGTGGATTTCCGAAAATCAACTCGCAGTCGAGCAAGGTCTCAAGGCAGAAATGACCGAATCATTCTTGACTGGAATGAGAAGTCTTTTTGAAGATCATTATGTAAACATCCCTGAAGAGAAATATGATGTAACTACCGCAATGGTAGAGAAATTAGATGAAATGGAATATAAACTCAACGAGCAAATTAAGTCTAATATTGCTCTTAATCAAAGATTAGCTGAGTCGGTTGCTGATGTAATCTTCTCCGAGGTCTGCGAAGGTCTAGCACTTTCTCAGAAGGACAAACTCGCTTCTCTTGCAGAAAATGTTGAGTTTGATAGTGAAGACAACTATCGTGAGAAACTGGCAACCCTGAGAAATTCATATTTCCCAGAAAATGCTGGTGCTCAAAGAGACAACTCAGAGAATATTTCCGAGAGTTCAGAATCCATTGCACAACCAGTTACTGGTTTAATGGAATCATATCTCGATACTCTGACCAGAGTTTCTAAAAAGTGATTTTTTAATTATAAATCAAACTAAAATTTTTAACAAGGTAAATTCAAATGCAAGGTTTCAATGCTGAACACCTTCAGGAGAAGTGGGCACCTATCCTCAACCATGAGGGTCTCGGAGGCATCAATGATGCTCATAAGAGAATGGTTACCGCAGTTCTTCTGGAGAACCAAGAAAAAATGATCAGAGAGGAAAGAGAATTCCTTTCTGAAGCACCTACCAACTCCACCGGAGCTGGTATCGATAACTTCGATCCCGTTCTGATCTCACTGATCAGACGCGCAATGCCTAACCTGGTCGCATATGACCTCGCAGGTGTTCAACCGATGAACGGTCCTACTGGACTGATCTTCGCAATGCGTTCACGCTTCACGAATCAAAGTGGTGCAGAAGCACTCTTCGACGAAGCAGATACCGGATTCTCTAATAGTGGAATCGGAACTGCTAATCCTTATGTCGCAGGTTCAGAAGGAAATGCTGTTGGTTTCGGTACTACCGGATCTCAGAATGGTTCTAATCCTGGACTACTTAATCCTACTACCCAAACCGAAAGTGGATACACTGTCGGTCAGGGTATGGACACCGCACAGTCTGAAGACCTCGGTGCTGGTCAGTCATTCAACGAGATGGCATTCTCGATTGAGAAAGTCACCGTTACTGCTAAGTCTCGTGCTTTGAAAGCAGAGTATTCTCTGGAACTGGCACAAGACCTCAAGGCAATCCACGGTTTGAATGCCGAGGCAGAACTTGCCAACATCCTCTCTACTGAAATCCTTGCGGAAATCAATAGAGAAGTCATCAGAACCATCTATAAGGTTGCTGAACCCGGTGCTCAACAGAATGTTGCCACCCCTGGTACTTTCGACCTTGACGTTGACTCCAACGGTCGTTGGTCTGTTGAGAAGTTCAAAGGTCTTATTTTCCAAATCGAGAGAGATGCGAACGCAATCGCACAAAGAACTCGTAGAGGGAAAGGCAACATGATTCTGTGTTCCGCAGACGTTGCTTCCGCACTGACCATGGCTGGTGTACTTGATTACACCCCTGCACTCAATGCAAACTTGAATGTTGATGACACCGGTAACACCTTCGCAGGTGTTCTTGCTGGTAAGTATAAGGTCTATATCGACCCTTATTCTGCAAACCTTCCTAACGCAACCGGTAGTCAGTACTACGTTGCTGGTTATAAAGGTTCTTCACCTTATGACGCAGGTCTGTTCTATTGCCCTTACGTTCCTCTTCAGATGGTTCGTGCAGTTGGAGAGAACACCTTCCAGCCTAAGATCGGATTCAAGACTCGTTACGGTATTGTTGCCAACCCCTTCGCAGAAGGTGCTGCTCCTGTTAACAATCCTGGTAGACTGCAGACTAACGCAAACCGTTACTACAGAAGAGTCAAAGTTCAAAACCTTATGTAATAATTGGATACAATTCCACACTGAAGGGTCTTCGGACCCTTTTTTTTATATAAATAGAGTATACAATGTGTTGTATACTTATGCCCAGATTAAACAAAGAAGAACGTAATGAATATCAAAGGCGCCGCAGAGACAAAAGAAAAGATCTTTTGATTCAAAAATTTGGAGATAAATGTTTTGATTGTAAAAAATCATTTCACAAATGCGCTTATGATTTTCATCACATTAATCCATTAGAAAAAAAATTTGAGATCGCACCAGCATTAGACCGCAACTGGGACACTATTTTAGAAGAAGTTGAAAAATGTGCAATGCTTTGTAGTAATTGTCATAGAATTAGACATTATAGGGAAGAAAGAGGTACTACAGATTTTTCCAGTTCACTTATCTAAATAATTAAAAAATAAAAATGTCCTGCAATTTTCCCAACCAAATAAACAATAGAAACTTTCTATCTCCGGTTGGTTTTAAGTTTACACTATCAAAAAATCCCAAAATTCCTTTTTTCTGCAATTCAGCAAGAATACCAGAAATTAGTTTAGGTTCTGCAATTCAACCAACGTATCTTAAGGATTTAGATGTTCCTGGTGATAGATTATCTTACGGAGATTTCTCCTTAAGATTTTTAGTTGATGAGAATATGGAAAATTATATGGCAGTTCATAATTGGTTGACTGGATTAGGATTTCCAGAAACAACTCAACAATTTAAAGATTTAATTACAAATGATGATGGGGTTAGAGATTTAAAAGAACAGTTCAGTGATGGAAGTCTTCATATTTTAAATAGCAATTTCAGAGATGTTGCTATTGTAAAGTTTAGAGATTTATTTCCAACATATTTGACCTCCTTAGATTTTGAGGCAAGTGATACTGACATCAGCTACTTTACAGCAGAGGTCACTTTCAAGTATACTATCTACAATGTCTTAGCTGCTGATAACAGAACACCCTTATAGTAGTTGCCTTTCAGATAGTTTAATGATATAATACAACTATGAATACATATTACACTTACGCTTACTTAAGAGAAGATGGAACTCCTTATTATATCGGCAAGGGGAAAGGTAATAGAGCATATAAACACTACAACCACAGATTCTCCCCTCCAGAAAACGATAGGATTAAAATCTTAAAAGAGAATCTATCAGAATCAGAGGCATTCGCAGAAGAAATGCGTTTAATTGCTGAATATGGTAGAAAAGATTTAGGCACCGGTATATTGAGAAATATGACTGATGGTGGTGAAGGGGCAACTGGGCGGGTAAACTCAGAAGAGAATAGAAAAGGTATTTCGGAAAGAATGAAAGGAAATACCTATGCTAAGAATAGAAAGGATTTAGAAGCAATCGGCAGAAAAATTAGCGATGCTAAAAAGGGTAAAAAATTTACGAAAGAGCATAGAGATGCCTTAAGTAAAGCACATAAAAAAGATAAACGAGAAAGAGATACACTCGGCAGATACATATGAATCTTGACCAAATTCAGGAGATGTGGGAAAAAGATTCCCAGATTGACCCCGACAACCTCCACGACGAAAGTTTGAAAATTCCTCAACTTCATTCAAAATATTATACCCTATATAATACCATAACTCTTTTGAGAGAGAAGGCAAGAGGAACTTATAATCGAGTAAGATTGGAAAGATATAACTACTACACAGGAAAGGCAACAGCAGAGGTTTATGCCGAAGAACCATTTCCCTATAAGGTTAGAGATAAAGAAGCACTACAGAGGTATATGGATGCCGATGAGAAGTTAAATACTATTGACCTCAAAGTTCGTTATTATGATGTAATGCTCAAGTTCTTAGAAGAAATTATTAAGACAGTTTCGAATAGAACTTTTCAAATTAAGAACTCAATCGATTGGCACAAATTCCAAGCAGGTTTTAACTAATGGACGATGAATATTACTCTATCGAATTAAATATCAGAGGAATTAGACTTATTCATGAAGGTCTTCGACAGGCAGTTCAAAAATGGTCTGGTGGAGATCCTGAAGAACAAGAGAACTTAATTGCGATGAGAGATAATTTCTATCGACTTATTTTAGAACATCAGTTTGACAACATGAACTAAATACTTATAGGTGAACCTATGAGTTATGTCTCATTTGATTATATCAAAAAAGAATGAAGTATATTTACAGGTTAAGGCAGAACCTCATGTATACTACGAATTATCAGACCAGTTTACCTTCGAGGTTCCTGGTGCAAAGTTCATGTCCTCGTATCGTAGTAAATACTGGGACGGAAAGATAAGATTATTTAATACCCAAACTGGAGAGATTTATGTTGGGTTGTTGGATAAGGTTACAAAGTTTTGTGATGACCATAGATATACTTATGAGTTTGTAGATAATAAGTATTATGGTCTTCCTTTTGAGACGAATGACTTTATCTCAAAGGAAGGTGTGAAAGATTATATGAATGCTATTTGCAAGTATTCTCCGAGAGATTACCAAGTTGAGGGAGTATACGACGCTTTAAAACATAATAGAAAGTTGTTGATATCCCCAACTGCTTCTGGAAAGTCTCTGATGATATATTCTCTTGTGAGATATTACGTTGAGAAGAAACAAAATATTCTGATAGTCGTTCCGACGACTTCGCTAGTAGAGCAGATGTATAAAGACTTTGCAGACTATGGTTGGGATGTAGGTTCATATTGTCACAAAATCTATGCGGGGAAGGAAAGAGAAACGGATTCTCAAGTTATTATTACTACTTGGCAGTCTATTTACAAACTCCCCCGAAAATATTTTGAAAGATTTAATGTAGTTATCGGAGACGAAGCACACCAGTTTAAATCAAAGTCATTAATATCTATAATGTCTAAACTTGCTGATGCAAAATATCGTTTTGGTTTTACCGGAACACTTGATGGAACACAAACTCATAAATGGGTTCTTGAGGGATTGTTTGGTGCTTCGTACAAAATCATTCGTACCGAAGAGTTAATGGCGAAGGGTCATGTTGCTAAACTGGATATCAATGTACTTCTACTGAAGCACCCAGCACATAAGTTTGAAAACTTTGAAGAAGAAGTTCAGTATATTATCAATCATGAACGTAGAAATAAGTTCATAAGAAATCTTGCATTAGATCTCAAAGGAAATACTCTGGTTCTTTTTGCAAGAGTTGAGGGTCATGGTGAGCCACTATATCACATGATAAATAATAATACGGTTGATGAAAGACAAGTATTTTTTGTCCATGGTGGAGTAGATACAAAGGATCGAGAACAAGTAAGGGAGATTACTGAAAAAGAAAATAATGCGATTATTGTTGCATCATACGGAACATTCAGTACAGGAATTAATATTAAAAATCTCCACAATGTCATTTTTGCTTCTCCATCCAAATCTAGAATTCGAAATCTCCAGTCTATTGGAAGGGTGCTTAGGAAAGGTAATAACAAGACCAAGGCAACTCTCTATGACATTGCTGACGACATATCCTACAAATCCAGGAGGAACTATACCCTTAATCATCTAATCGAAAGAATTAAAGTTTATAACGAAGAAAATTTTAATTACGATATTGTAAACATACCACTAAAGAATTAATATGGGAGATGAATTTTACGCAATCATAAAGCTAGTATCTGGTGAAGAAGTATTATCACTTATTTCTATTGATGAGAATGATGGTGATCCTTTGATTGTGATGCAGAATCCAATCACAATGAAACTTCTACACTCTCAAAATGGAATGCATGTTAAAGTTAAATCATGGATGGAATTAGCATCTGATGATTTCTTTATTGTAAGACCTGATAAAATTCTTACTATGACAGAAACTCATGATGAAAGAATGATTGAGATATATACTAACTATCTTGAAGATGAAGATGATATAGACGTTTATAAACCTCAATCGTCCTCTAATGAAAAACCTTCAGGTAAAATTATTCCGTCTAGAAAGATGGGATACTTATCAACGGTAGAAGAAGCAAGAAAAACTCTAGAGAATATTTTTAAACTTGAAGATACTAAAGAAAGCTAAGTCCTCCTCTTCAACCCTAACAAAGGTAGTCTACATACAATTCAACATCTTGTCAAGCCCTTGTGAAGTGTGGTATAATTAGAACAACTTATACTTTAAAGAGTAATGAATTATGCCCAAGAAGAAATCAGAACATTATGTAAACAATAAAGAGTTATTGGAGGCAATGATTGTCTATCGAACTAAGGTAGAAAAATCATACATGAAGACTTTCAATAAAGACCTCACTGAGTTTCCGAAACAGGAAAGAGGAAAAAAATGGGAAGGTAAACCACGTATTCCAGATTATCTTGGTGAGTGTTTTCTTAAGATTGCGACACACCTCTCATATAAACCCAACTTTGTGAACTACATGTTCCGTGAAGATATGATTTCTGATGGGATAGAAAATTGCGTCCAGTACATTCATAATTTCGACCCAGAAAGGTCTAAGAACCCTTTTGCATACTTTACTCAGATTATTCATTATGCCTTCCTGAGACGTATTCAGAAGGAGAAGAAGCAATTGGAAATTAAGACTAAGATTATTGAGAAGACTGGATTTGATGAAGTAATGGTTATTGACGATAGCTTGCTTTCTGGGCATAGTTCAGAGTATAATTCAATTAAAGATGCAATTCAATATAAAAACCGATGAAGTGCTCCATAGTGTATAAATAACTATAATACTATGGTGCTCTATGGCGAATCAACATCCCGCAATCTCCCAACAGAATAGAAATAAGGCAAAGGCAAACGGGGATAAAACATATACCTCAGGAACCCCTTGCAAAAAATGCGGCACATATGAAAAATATGTTTCTACTTATGGGTGTGTTAAGTGTGTAAAAGAAGAGGGTATTAAGAAACTCAATAATAAAGAGTTGATGGCTCCTTACAGAACAAAGGAGAAGGTAAATAATAAAACTTACAGATATAGGGCAAAAAAGTTTGGTGATGCTGCTGTATTAACTCAGGAAGAGCATGAAAGGATATTGACCATCTACAAAGAGTGTGCTAAACTTACGGAGGAAACAGGTGTTCAACACCACGTTGATCATATACACCCGATATCCAAGGGAGGTAAACACCACCCCGATAATCTGCAGATTTTGACTGCTACTGAAAATATTCGTAAGAGTAACAAATTGCTATGAAGGTCGCCATTATAACGGACAGTCATTTCGGTGCCCGCAAAGGATCTAAGCACCTGCATGATCATTTTGAGAAGTTCTATGATGATGTATTCTTTCCTACTTTAGAAGCAGAAGGAATTGATACTGTTATTCATATGGGTGATGCCTTTGATAGTCGTAAGTCAATTGATTATCAAAGTCTTGAGTGGTCAAAGAGAGTTGTATTTGACAGACTCAAAAATTGTAATGTTCATATGATTATTGGTAATCATGATTGTTACTATAAGAATACTAATAATGTAAACTCTCCAGAACTTCTTCTACAGACTTATAATAATATAAAGACATATAGTGAAGTATCAGAGATTGCATTAGATAAATTAAAAATACTGTTTATACCTTGGATCAATGCAGAAAACTTTGAGAATACTGTCAAATCTATTAAAAATACATCTAGCATATGTGCGATGGGGCACCTTGAGCTCAACGGATTCAGAGCTCATCGTGGCCACGTCATGGAAGACGGTATGGACTGCAAATTATTTGAGAAGTTCGAAAAGGTATTCTCGGGACACTATCACACTCGATCCGACAACGGAAAAATCTTCTACTTAGGAAATCCTTATGAGATGTATTGGAATGATGTAAATGATACGAGAGGATTTCATATCTTTGATACGGAAACCCTCACTCATACTCCAGTTAATAATCCTTATAAATTATTTTATAACATCTATTACGAAGACACCAATCACAAACTCTTCAATGCAACTGAATATGAAAACAAAATTGTAAAGGTTATTGTCCGCAAAAAAACAAAACCCAAAGATTTTGAAAAGTTTATTGATAAACTTTATACTGTTGGAGTTCATGATTTAAAAATAATTGAGAACTTTGAAATTCAAGAGTCTGAAGAATTTGATATTGACGAAGAAGAGAATACACTTTCAATTCTAAATCGATATATTGAAGAGTCTGAATTTGATCTTGATAAAAATATTATCAAAGGTATCTTCCAAGATTTGTATAGTCAGGCTTGCGAAGTGGAGTAAATGTATCTTCTAACTCTCAAAGATGGTAAAGATGACGGTGCTTATGCTGTCCAGGATAAGTATGGACATAAAGTGTTATTTTTGTTTGAGGAAGAAGATGATGCCGAAAGATATGCTATGATGCTATATGACGAAGAAGATGCTGATATGGATATTGTAGAAGTTGATGATGACCTTGCTATAAAAACTTGTAAACATTATTCATACAAGTATACGATTATTACACCTAATGACATTGTGATCCCTCCTAAGAATGATAACATTTCAAAAGATTAGATATAAGAACTTTTTAAGTTCCGGCAATCAATTTACAGAGATTGACTTCCAACAACATCATACTAATTTGATTATTGGAACAAATGGTGCAGGTAAATCTACGATGTTAGATGCACTTACATTTGTATTATTCAATAAACCATTTCGTAAGATTAATAAACCACAACTTGCGAATGCTACAAATGAGAAGGATTGTTTAGTGGAGATTGAGTTCTCTGTGAATAGTCGTGATTATTTGGTTCGTCGTGGAATTAAACCAAATATCTTTGATATTGAGGTGAATGGTAATCCACTTCATAAGGAAGCAGATGATCGTGCTAATCAACGCATTCTTGAGGAGAGTATTCTTAAGGTAAATTATAAGTCATTTACACAAATTGTTATACTTGGTAGTAGCACCTTTGTGCCTTTCATGCAATTAACGACTGCCAATCGTCGTGAGGTGATTGAAGACTTGTTAGATATTCGTATCTTCTCTGCTATGAATAGTCTAATTAAAGATAATATTCGCACAAAGAAAGAGCAAATTAAATCTTTAGATATTAAGAAAGATAATCTTAAAGATAAGATGAAGATGCAGGAAGAGTTTATTGAAGAACTCGAAAGTCGTGGTAATGCAAATATAAAATCCAACAGTGATAAAATCACTAAGTTAGATAGTGAAGTCGAAGTTTATATGAGAGATAATGCTGTCATAGAAGAAGATATTCATAAATTTACAAAAGAACAGGAAGAAGTTATTGGTGCTCGTGGGAAGTTATCAAAACTAAACAATCTTAAAGGCAAAATCTCACAAAAGGTTGCGACCATTACCAAAGAGCATAAGTTCTTTACAGAAAATACGGTCTGCCCTACCTGTACACAAGACATCAAAGAAGAGTTTCGTGTAAATAGAATTAGTGACGCTCAAAATAAAGCAAAGGAACTCAAGAAAGGTTATGAAGATCTTGAAGAAACAATTAAGTTCGAACAGGAACGAGAGCGTCAATTCAATACCTTATCTAAGGAGATTACAAAACTAACGCATGGCATTTCTCAAAACAATACTAGGATTTCCCTCAACCAGAGACAAATCAGAGATCTTGAACATGAAATTCAAACTATTACCAATAACTTACAAAACAGAAATACTGAGAATGAGAAATTAGAGCAGTTTAAAGACAATCTCCAAAAGACAATTGAATATCTTTCAGACAAAAAACAAGAAATCGTTCATTACGATTTTGCCTATTCCCTTCTTCGGGACGATGGCGTAAAAACAAAAATCATCAAGAAGTATCTTCCATTCATCAATCAGCAGGTTAATCGTTATCTTCAAATGATGGACTTCTACATCAACTTTAAACTTGATGAGGAGTTCGGTGAAACCATTGAGTCACCTATTCACGAAAACTTTTCTTATAGTTCTTTTAGTGAAGGTGAAAAAATGCGTGTAGATTTGGCTCTACTCTTCACTTGGAGAGAAGTTGCGAGACTCAAAAATTCCGTAAACACTAACCTGTTGATTATGGACGAAGTATTTGACTCTTCACTCGATGGATTTGGAACCGAAGAGTTCCTAAAAATTATTCGTTATGT